ATGCACACCCTTGAGTACATGGACCTATCCGCGCCAGCCGTCCGGCGCTGTGACCAGGCCAGCGCCCCAAGCTACGCGGCACCGGTACAGCCACTCTTCGGCGCCAGCGGGATCGGCCCACCCAAGAGGCAGCGTGGCGCCCTGGTCGTCTTGCAGCGCACACGGGCCGGACATCACTTGGTCGCGTATTCCCCAACCGCCCGGGGTTCGCGTGATCACATATCTACGGTTCATGCCCAAGATCATATGGGCCCCGTGACCAGCGTGTGACCCCTTTCCCATACCGCAGGGCGATTCGGTAACGGGCCGGAATTCGTACAGTTGAGGCATGGGAAAGAGCAAGGGTGCGCCGCTTCCTCCGGGCGCCATTCAGATCACAGGTTGTCTCGACCGTCATGACTCGCTGGTTCGCTGGCATGAAACCGCACGGCTGTACACCAGGCTGCGAATGCCGTTCCGAGTAGCCATCCGCACATACGGGCAGGGGTGGGCGCTGTGGCGAGTACCAGCGCCCCCTTACTAGACACAGAAGACCCGTCCGGGAAACCACCCGGACGGGTCTTTTTCTGTCTGCGATCAGCCAGCCGCTATGGGCTTGCCGATCCTCGCGAGCCGGTAGTTACCGTGAAGCCTCTGTCCCTCTTCACAACCCTGGCTCGGCCCCTTAGAGCTGACGCAGATGGGGCATGGCGGGGTCTCTCCGTCCCTGGGGTGCACGTGGTCGACGTATGCCGCCCACGCTGCCTCATATCCCTTCTGGGGGACCGTGGGCCCCGTTCCCGCGCTCATGCCGCCACCCCGAGTAGCTCGGCGCAGTAGCCACAGCCCTTGAGTACGCCGGAATTCGACGCAGACTCAAAGACAGCGATCACCACCAGGACTTCAGTCGGCCCGCCGCACAGAATGCAGCAAGCCCGCGATTCCGGGTAAACGATCTTCGCTTGCCCGGCACCCGCAGGCTCCGAGTCAAGCGACATTCTCAGCGCTTGCACGCTGTCCGCTTGTGGCATCTTCGGTTGTCCTAACTCACCACCACGCCCGGCCCGTTGCCGGACTAGTTGAATCAGACTACTCCCCTAGCACGTACGTTGTACGCCCCACGACAACGCTTGCGGCACCGTTCCTGATCTCTTGGGCAGCGCGCTCGAAGTCTTCCGCCCGTTCCTTGTTCTCCCGCGCTATGCGCTCCCACATGGCTGCGCGCCCCTCAAGCTTGGCGAGCAGCTCGGCCACGCTGCCGTAGGTCTTGATCTTGGGCGGGGTGATCCCGTTCATCTCGTCATCCATGCAGGCGAGCGTACCGGCGCGCGGCTGCTCATTACTCAAACCTCGCTCTGAAGCACCGTGATTCGATGCGTACGCCAGTGACTTCGTAGTACCGGCGCGCAACCTGCTTCCACGTGCACCAGGGCTCGTCTGTCGGCTCGAAGGCGTGATCCCGCTGGTGCCATTCCCACTCATCCCGCGCGACCACCAGACCGGTTGTCCGGCCCCGTGCCAGCACGGTGAACCTGGGTGCCTCTCTGGGGGTCACCAGGCGCCCCATGGTCACTGCGTAGGCGCGTACCAGGGCGACAGCTTCCCGCGCGCTGTAGCAGTACTCAGAGGCCAGCACACCAGGCCAGCGCGGATGGTCGGTCCATGCCCATGAGCCAGCGCCAAGCGGGCCGGGCACGAATACGAAGAGATCAACCGTAGGGGCGGAGACTATATGGACCATGATCACAACCTGGCGAAACGGACAGAAGGCACACAGGGAGCGTAAAGCTTTCCGGACGGCAACAGTCCGCTTAGTGCCCCGCTTTGCCAAGCCTGTACGGTACATTCAACTAAATGTCGTTAGTTGCCCTAACAAACCTAATCAGATAAAAGAAAGGGCCCCCGAAGGGGCCCGTTACCTTTCAGTGCTACGCGTTCAGCCGCTCGTACATGTCCGCGCACCGCTGGCACGCTGCCACCATGCCGACTATCGGCCCGCAATCAATGAGCTTTACCGCCCGGATTCCGTCCCAGCGATCCCGCGTGCTGTACTCGCACGTCATGTCCGCCCGGAACTCTCGCGTCTGGTATTCCTGCTGCGCCATGTCACTTCCCCTTACGGACGTTGGCCATGCTGGTCTGAAAACTGCGCTTGCGCTCATCTTCGGGCATGATATCAAACTCGCTTTCCAGCGATGCGCGCAGAAAGTCAGCCTGGTAATGCGGTACGCGAAGAACCTTGCGCACATTCCCCGCTGTCTGCACCTCAATGCACAGAACGTAGGTGCCATCCTCGCCCATCTCGGCCGTGACAGCGAAGATGCGGCGAATGTTCTCAGTGTGAACGAACATGATTCCCTCCCCAGCCCGGGGCCGTGGTTGCGACCCCGGGCACTCAGCGGATGCGGTTAGGCGGTTTCGTTCCAGCGCTTGTTGAGGGCCCAGTCTGCGAAGACGGCCCCGATGTAATACCGGCCGTAGCATGCGCCCTTGCCATTGCTGACCATGATGTACTTCGTGCCCTCTACTGTGCTGGTGCGGATTTCCACGGTAAGCCCGGACTCATAAGCGGCAGCCACGTGCCACGCCACATACTCGGCCGAGATATCCCTGTACTCAAGCAGCGATGCGCCACCCCCGCGCGCTGTGTAGACCTCGCTGGGGTCAACCGTCACCTTGTCCATGGGCTTTGCCTCTCCGTGAAAGGCCATCCAGCACTTCGCATCCGCGAGCGCCATGGCCTCAGTCAGGTAGTCCGGGGACTCGAACAGGATGTTGTCGCCGTCCGCGTAGCTGTTGCGCACCTGAGAGAAGAACTTGCCGCAAAGCTGCTTGACCTCGATGTACATCCCGCCCGCCCCTTCGTTGTTGTTGTTGTGGTCACAATCTAGGGGGCAGCGAAGGGCTCGCGCAAGTCACCTACGGAAATCCGTATGTGACCCAACGCAGGAACCCCCGACAGAGCCGAAGCCCTACCGGGGGTTTGTGCAGGTCAGCGCTTGTGTAGCGACAGCGAGCGGCGAACCTTGTGCGTGACCACGTGGTGAACCACTGTGTGATGAATCACGCTGTGATGGTGGTGGACGACAACGACCGAATCACCCGAGTTGTACGGGTCAGATGCCCCGCACCCGCTGAGGGACAGCAGCAGCAGAGTTGCGATGAATCCGACCAACAGGCGTACGCGCCAGATCAATTGAGTCTCCATTTCGCTTCGCGAGTGACTACGCGCTTGATGCCGCTGGCTCGAATCAGCGTCCAACATGCAAGGCAGGGCGCGCGGGTTATGTACAGGGTGGCTCCGCGCAATTCGCCAGCGGGTGTGTGCCTAATGGCGTTGCGCTCGGCGTGGTCCGCAAGGCAATTGCTGTAATCGGAATTAGGGGCGCATTCGCTGACGCTCAGCTTTCCGCGCGGGCAGGCATTCGCCGTAAGGCAACCAGGCACACCCGCAGGCGCCCCGTTATAGCCAGTGCCGCGCACTTCGTTCTGAGCATTGACGAGAATTGCGCCCACCTGGGAACGCGTACAGTCCGCACGAGTGGCCACCCATTCGGCGCCAGCGAGGAAATACGCGTCCCAGGAAGGGCGTTTGGTCACGGCTTCGCTGTCTCCTTCGCGTACTCGTCACACACGTCAGTGAAAGTCGGCTGAAGGCTCACGCTGCCATTAGGGCCGATCACGGTTGTGTACGTGATTTCCGTGTGGTCCTTGATGCACTCGGGACCAGGGTCACACGCGCTCAGACCGAGCAGCGCAACCAGCATGGCGCCAATGGCCAGGATCACGCGTCTTGTGCGCAAGGAAGCCACACACCCTTTCTGCGGTCGGTCAGAATCTCAACGCCGTTGGCGCGCAGCTTGTGAGTCAGGAAGGACAAGCGCGCGTAATTGTGGTCCGTGGGGTCACCGCCAAGACTCACGAAGATGTCTGCCTGTCGCTGAGGCGTAGTGGTCAGCGCTGCCAGGAACTCAGCGGCTGAGATCTCGCCCACCGTGCGGTACGTCATGTTCTCTCCATCCAATGAATGAGGGGTCACATACGGAAATCCGTAGGTGACCCCCCTCTCAGAAATCGTCGCCAGCGAGGAACTGGGCCAACATCAGCAGGTCTTCCGGCGTAGCGTCGCTGACCAATCCCGCCTGCCGTATCAGCGCCGTAGCCACCCGATACACATCAGCCCTGTCAGCTACACCACCAGTAGGGGTGGGGTCGTTGATCGCAGCGTCTACGCGTGCCATCAGATAACGCCCTTAGCGAGATTCAGCACCAGCTCACGCGCTTCTACGAACCCCAGGATGACCGAGGAAATCGTCTCGCCCTTGCGGTTACGCGTCTCGAATTCGGTTCCCGTGTCGACCTTGCGAGTGACCACGCTGTAACCGTTGCGCAGGTTGTAAGTCATGAGATTCTCTCCGTTTCTCGTTCTGTGCTCAGGGTGTATCGGGTGACCGGCCCCATGTCTGCGCCCACTCGGCCAGCGTCAGAGCGGCCTTATCGAGATTGCAGTCAGCGCAGGCAGGGACCACGTTGGAAGGGACGTCACGGCCCTTACGTGAAAGCGGCTGGACGTGGTCTAGGTGCTGGGCAGGCGCGTCGCAGTAGCAGCAGGCATGGCCCCATCGGGCGAACACCTCCGCGCGCCTGTATGGGGCTGCTCTGCGCTGGCGACGAGAGGCCATGTACAGAGCAGCCATACGGGGGGCCAACTTAGGCACGCTTCACACGACGAGTCGCAGCGAAACCGGCCATGAGGTCTGCGGCACGCTCCGCGCTGTGCATCGCCGCATAGTTCTTCGCGAAGGACGCGTACGCCTTACGGCGAGAGTCAGTGATCTGAACCTGAGTCTTGCCCAGGTGCTCAGCGAGTCCGGCCGCATCGCCATCGTTGCCGTGCCCGTAGCACTGGAAGCCACCCAGGCCGAAGCTGTAGCGCAGCACATCCCCGCGAAGACCAGCGATCGAGTCAACGGCAGCGTTCACCTTCGCGTGCTTCTCGGCCCGCTCGTCGCTTCGCTCGTCGGACTCGTTCCGCAGCTCTTCGGCAAGGTCACCATCCTGGGCAGTCGACACGTAGCTACGCAGGATGGCGCAGGCGTCGAGCACATACCGGCGCTCGGAAGCCTCGCGGGGAAGCGTCACAGCGTCTTCGATGGCGTCAACGTCCTCAGCGGCCCTAGGAAGGGCGTTCAGCACCTGGTACGCCGACGAGTACCGCTGAAGCACTGACAGGGCTTCCAGAGCGGCACCAGCGCCCACCTTGGGGTGTATGGCGTCCGGGGTCTCACTCTGCGGAGCAGCCAGCGAGTCAGCAAGCGTCGCGTCATCGTCGCCAGTGGGAGCGTCCAGCGACACGGCACCGTGGTACGCCAGCCGCGCAGCGTGCGCCCGGTCCGCGCTGAGTCGGTCACCAGCCTTCGGCTCAGTCTGCGCAAGCTTCGCAGCCTTGAACGGGTCACCATCGGCCTTGACGATCATCTGCGAGTAAATCCAAACGGCGTCCTTGTCTATGCCCGCCCCGCCGTTCTTCTCGCTGCGCACAGCGTCGTACAGGGCGGACTCAACAGTCTTGATCAGGTACCCGAAGAACTCAGCTTCGTTGTCACCGTTGAAGCGGCTCAGGCACTCCCACATGGCGAGTCGACCAACCTGGGCAAACTCGTCCCGGTAGTGGCTGTACTGGCCCTGCCCCATGCGCTGAGCGGCCTTGCCAGCGAGACGGTTGATGGTGGCTTCGGTCGCGCTGCAAACCTCGCGAACAGCGTCGGTGTCGTTGGCCTGCGCAGCAAGGATGGTCTGAACAGTGAGCACGGGGTTCCTCCTGGGGTTCGATCCATGTGGATCGGGTGAAGGGCCCCAAGGGGAATCGGCCGGAAAAGCGCAGGTCAGAGCGGGTCTGGGCAGCGCGAATCAGCAGACTGACCCCCTTGTGGGCGGGGTGTCTGCGACTTCGAGCGTCCGGCCGGATCGCTCGTCGTTGCGGTGTGAACTAAACGCGTTTTTCCGTAGGTGGTCAACGCGTCTCCGTAGGTGATGACCAGTTAGACCAGCTACTAGCGGGCATCGTTGTATGGGATTCGAAGGCGTAACCGCACATCCGCCCTTCGATTCATTCGGGCGGCCCGCTCTGGCATATGCCAGGCGTTTCGAATCTAAGGAGTGATCTTCCAAGGTGAACATCAGGTCACGGGTAGGACACGGACACCTACGGTGATGTGTAGGTGCCCGTATCTCACTCAGCGGAGTAGTGACTAGATGTCAGCTCCGTACAGCGACCCCCAAGAGCGCTTCCCTATCTCCGCCTCAGCTTCGATCGGCACCCCGTACAGGTCGAACGTCATGCAGCGCTCAATCTCGCGCGCGTAGTCGCTGGCTTCCGCCTCAGGCACGGAGCACAGCACTTCGTCATGAATCGGCAGGCGCATGTACTCCAAGAGTCCAGCCTCTTCAAGGTTGATCAGGCTCTGTCCCAGGCAGTCACGCGCTGCGCTCTGCACCCCGTAGTTCACGACGGCGTAAGTACGGTCCCGGTCCAGCGGAAGCCTGCGCCCAGTGACGGACACGTGCACCATGCCTGTCTCGTATGCCTCGCGCTGCCAGGCATTCGACATGCGCCTGATCTCGGGGTACACACGGTCATACGCGGCCATGGCTCGGCGCACATCCTCAATCGGAGCGCCGGTCTGTCGGCTGATCGTGGCAGCGCCACCCCCATAGACCTTGCCAAAGGCAATCCCCTTAGAGATCTTGCGATGCTTCGGCGTGAAGTCTTCGCCAAACACCATGCGCGCCGTGAACGAGTGCAGATCCTCGCCAGCAGTGATGGCACGCTTCATGTTCTTGACATCCCCCAGCGCTGCCAACACTCGAAGCTCAACGGCAGCGAAGTCAGTGGAGACGATCACATGCCCTTCCTCAGCGAGCAGTGCGCGCCGGATCATGGCGTCACCGGAAGGCAGGGTTTGCAGCGCCGGACGAGTGATGGACATGCGACCCGTGCGAGCCTGCATGCTGTTTACGAAGGCATGCACCCTGCCATCGGCGTCCATGGTGTCGAGAAACGTTTGCGTGTACGCGCTGCGCCACTTACCGGCCCGCTTGCTGCGAATGATGGCTTCGGCCAGCGGGTTAGGTGTGCGTGCATTGAGTCGCTTACCGGTCTGGAAGTCAAGATCAGCGAAGCGATGCAACACGGCCTTATCGACCTTGAGCGCACCGGTTGCTGTGATCTCGTCAGCGCCCCACTCTTCACCCATACCGGCGAGTGCCTCGCGAAGCTGTGCAGGCGCGTTGACGTTGGTCACGCCGTAGCGCTGGGCCCGCAACTCGAACTCTGCTGCCTCCGCCTGTAGCGACTCGTCAAGGGTGCGCGTGTACTCGACATCAAGCACCATGCCCTTGCGCTGCATGACGGCGCAGATACGCGCTATCTCGTGCTCGTACTGGACCAGGCGCGGACGGACGTCGAGCGCTGCAAGTTCACGGTCCAACTCGATGTCAAGGCGAGCCGTGAGCAGCACATCGAGACCCGCGTACAGAAGGTAAGTGGGGTGGTCCAGCGGAATACCGGCCCAGCCCGTTGCCTTGGTCAGTTTCAGCGAGCGGAAGACTGCCGTCAGGTCTCCCTGTGTGTCCGGCGCTGAGGGGTCGACGTAGTACGCGCTGAGAGGCTTCAGGGCCGTTCCTCGCCCACCTTCCTGCGGCTGGCGCGGGTCAACCAGACCGGCTTTCAGCCTGGTGTCGATAGTGCGCGGGGCGAGTGACTCAATGCTGACGCCTGCATGTCGGTCAATGACCGCCCAATCAAAGGGCGCGTTGTGAATCTGGAAGCGGTTCCCGCGACGCAGGGCCCCCAGCGCAGCAGTCACGAAGGGCCCACCCAGCTCGTACAGGATGACCCACGCTGTGCGCCGATCGCCGAACTGAACCGTGCGCAGGCGATATCCGGGGGAGTAGATGTCAAGGCCCGTGGTTTCAGTGTCCAGCGCGATGGGTCCCGCAGCGTTGGCGCGCATAAACCACTCTTGGAACTCGCTTAGATCCTCGCGCGTCTCGGGAACCTTGACGGTAACCAGCTCGCCAGCAATCTCGTACGGGTAGACCTTCACTGCGTAGCCTCTCTGCACAGCGCAAAGGGGCCACGTACGGATATCCGTAGGTGACCCCTTCGAACGTTCTTTGTGTCAGTCCTGGGCGAAGATGCCCGGACCCTGCTTTGCCTGTATCGGGTGAGCGGTCCGGATGCCAACCAGAGTGATCCCCTTGTTGGTCTTCTTACGGCTCACCTGCCGCTCTTCCATCGCGTCATAGAAGCTGCGACGGGTCCAGATCTCTTTGGACGGGAGTCCCTCAGCCTCGCACCACTCGCGGTAGGCGTTGTACGCGTCCGCCCCAGGGATTGAGCTAGCTTCGTCACGCTCGTACACCCCAGGGAAGAACCCAACCAGCGCATCGGACGTCTCGCGATACTCCCGGCTCGCTGCTGTGATGACGGCAGGGTCCTGCAAGCCGTTGGCGAACCACTCGACAGCGCCCCGCACCGCCCACGCCGCAATACCCTGCGCCTCCGCGCGAAGCTTGCTGTCAAGGTCGTAATCCCGCTCATGGGGCGCAAAGAAGCGCTTGAAAGGAATCATCTTGACTCGGCGCCACAGCCCGTCATCCTGCCCGCGAAACTTCGGCTTGTGGTTGGTCGCCAGCATCAGCAGGAAGGATGGCCGGAACTCGAAGAATTCCTGACGGAGGAATCGTGCGCTGACCATGTCCTTTCCGGTGACCCGCTTCAGCACCGCTTCGCTCATCGGCTTGCCCGACTCGCCCTCAGAAGCCATGACCAGGCGCGCACCCCGCAACGCAGCAATATCGTTCGGAATGCCGCCGGACTGCTTTTCTTCGAAGGTTGCAAAGGGGGTCGTTTTCGTTATGTTGCCGAACACGCTTGCCAGCGTCTCCGTAAGGACAGATTTACCGTTGGCGCCCTTGCCCCACAACACAGCGAAGCACTGCTCATCTGTGGACCCGGTTGCGCCGTAGCCAATGAGGCGTTGCAGATAGGCAGGCATCTCAGGCATGCCAGGCATGATCTCCCGCAAGAACGTTTCCCAGCGCGGACACTGCGCGTGCTCGTCGTAGTCCAGCGCCAAGCAGTACGTCAGCATGTCTTGCTTCGCATGCGGACGCAGGCGACCCGTGCGCAGCTCAACGGTGCCATTCCGGAAACTCAACAGTTCCGGTCGGTCGTCAAAGTCCTGCGGCGCCACGTACACGCTGGGCACGCTGCGAAGCTCAGTCATCAGCGCATCAATCCGCGTGGTCATGGTGAAACCCTTGGACTCAGCAAGCTTGCCAGCGAGCACCAGGGCAGCGCCCATGCGGTGTATCTCCTGACGCACCTTCACTTCCGAGCGCTCCCACGTTCGGCCGTTCCACACGTAGAAGCCAAGACCAGGCGCGTACTTGATACGTCCGTCGGTCCATGCCACCAGCGCGTGAGCGTTCATGGCGTCAGACTCGCCGTAGCGCTCAATCAGGCTCGCCAGGATGCGCCCGGCTTCGGCGCCCTGGTCACGGCTGACTGTGTCGGCGCCGGTAGCTTCGTTCAGCTCAACACTGACTGCCTCGCGCCGTGCCTCTTCAGGCTTAGCAACGGGGCGAGCAGCCTTGACGGCGCTGTGCAGCGCTCCCGCGAAGGCGGCAGGGTCCAGCGCGCGCCAGTCAGTAAGGTCACCCTTGCTGGGCAGGCTAGCGGGAAGCGCCAGCGCGTAAACGTCGATGCCATGGGCCTTGAGTCCATCGGCCAACTTCTGGTTGAAGTCCTGCCCCGACTTGTCCTTGTCACCGCAGGCGATTACCTGTGTGCCGCGCACACCTTCGGCAATCTCGGCCAGCAACTCAGGGGAGGACACCAGGGCAGCGCCCCGGACCATGACCACGTCGTAGCCAACGGCAACCGCTGTGAGCCCGTCTCCCGGCCCCTCAGTGATGAGCGTGACCCCATAGCCACCCTGCCCGCGAAACACGCCGTACGGGGCCCAGCGGTGGCCCTGCGGGTTGCTCAGCGATACCCAGCGCCCCGGACACTCGCCGCTGATGTCACGCCCCTGCAAACCGCGCACCGTGCCGTCAAAGTCACACAGGGGGACAGTCAGGCGCGGGAACGCCAGGAACGCGCGGCTCAGGTAAGGGAAGGTGGCGCCTGTCTCGTCGTCGCTGAGTCCAAGCTCAAGATCTTCGAACATGGACGGAGTGAGCCCGAACCTGTCAGCGGCGTACTTCACAGCGCGATCGGCATTGGCTGTCACGCTGCCCCGTAGATGCTGGCCAGCAATGTCAACGAAGCTCTGAAGGCCAGCGATGTGCGCTATGCCAACCATGGCAGGGCGCTCTTTCGGAACCGTGGCGCCATCGCCCTCAACGCCGAACAGATCGGCCCACTGAAGACCAGCGGCAACGCGGACCAGGTTGGTGTCACAGCCTGCGCGGCAGGTGAGCCGAACCTTGTAGTCATCACCCCGCCAAATACGCAGGCTAGGACGGGAGTCACTGTGCGCCGGACACACTGCGAGGTAACCCCCGTCCTCTTGCTCCGTCACCTCAGCGAACCGTGCGAGGAACTCTACGAACTGCATTTTCTGCCCTTTCTCGGGGTTCGCTGAAGGTGTATCGGGTGACCGGCCCCTAGAACGGTGGCTCGTATGTGAACGTCTCCGCCCACTCAGCCAGCGTCTTAGCGCCCTTGCTCAGGTTGCACGGAGCGCATGCCGGAACGATGTTGTGTTCAGCGTCCGCCCCGCCCTTGCTCAGCGGGTGCACATGGTCTAGGTGCGTGGCCACCCCGTTGCAGTAGGCGCACATGTGCCGCCAGCGAGCCAGGATGGCCGTACGGCTGTACGCCTGGTGCTCAACACCGTAGGCATCTGCACGGCGCTTGTGAGTCAGCCTGTGACGCTCGTCAGGCGGAAGGTTCCGATAGAAGCTCTTGATGTGCTGCTGTTGCTTCTTACGGCGGCAGGTGCTGCACGTCGAAGACGGCTTCTGGGCCTTGCCAGCGAGGAACTGTTCAGCGGGCTTTCCCCGCCCGCATAGTCGGCATACCTTCATCGGGCAGTCATCCCCAACGCGAAGCCAACGGCCAGCGCCACCAGGGCGATTACCAAGTAACTCATCTGATCCACCTAACCTCTGCGCCACGCGTGATGGCGCTAGACAGTGCGTCGAGAAACCGGCCCCAATCTCGCCGTGTCTCAACGTCTTCGGCAAGCCAGACCGTGTCACCCTTCCCCATGGCGCGGATGTCTCCCAGCGCAGGGGCGGAGCGAACGGACACGACGAACACGGGTCACCTCCGGATATCCGTAGGTGGGTACCTACGGCAAAAAGGGGCCAGCGTGCATGCGCAGCACACTGACCCCCAATTCGTTAGGCGCGAAGGCCCAGGACCGACTTCAGTACGGACTGAACCAGCGCGAATGCCTCTTCGTCGCTGAACCCCTCCGCCTTGTACGCGTCGTAAAACTCGCGCAGTAGCGCAGCGTGACGCCTTGTCTCGCTGAACATGTCAAACATTCCGCACGCTCCCTTGGTTGAGGAAATCCGGGGTGACCAGGCGCACATGCTCCGCGCTGATCTCCACGGGTCGCAGCGTCTTGCGGGCGCCAAGTCCCCAACCGGAGTCAGTACCGGTCGGCTCGACAACCAGCGTGGGCAGCAGACGGCCCCCAACGTTCTTCGTGGTGACGTCCCGGACGATGGCGTCAGTCATGCGGACCCGGTTGCCATGGCGCGTGGCAAAGCTGATCAGGTCGCCCGCGTAAAGCTCTTCGCCTGCATAGTCGGTGACTACTCCCCGCTTGCCCATGTGTTACGCCTGGCCCTTCGTGTTGTCAGCGATGGCGATTGCGCGGGAAGCACCCTGCATCACCTGCAACCGAGTGTGCGGGGGCAGCGACACGAACGAGCGCCCGTAAAGGACCATGGCCAGCGTTCCCGCCACCTGGTCAAGGCGCGGAACGATCCGCTCAAGGTAGGTGACAGGGGCCAGCGACACATTCCCATCGGCCTTGCGAATCAGGTAACGCGCGGCCCCAGGGGACTGGTGCGGGCCGGACAGAATCTCAGCGGGCATGGTCATGTTGCGGTACTTGACTTTGTCGCCAGCCTTGAAAGCAGCCACGTTTTCTCTCCTCGGGTCACGTTCGGGGGTAAAGATGAAAGCCATTCGGCGCAGCCTCTCTCCTTGCTTCGCTACCGCCTAAGGCCCGGAACCCCCGCGCAGTGCGGAAGCTCCGGGCAATTGGCTTAGTACAGCGGGATGGTGTGCTCAGCCTCGCGTGCCTCGCGCTCGTCCTCATACACGCTGATGAGCTGAACGCGCTTCGTGGTGTCGACCTTGTCAGCCAGCACGTTCTTCTTGGTCACACCCTTCAGGTGCGCCACAGCAGCGCGAGCCTGCGCAGTGCCGCCAGCGATGACGAAGGCGGAAACAAACTCGCCAGGCTTCGGCTCGTCCACGCGGATAACTTCGTAAAGGGCCATGCGTTGCACTCTCCTTGTGTTAGCTGTACTCGGAATCGCCCGAAGGCTCAGGGTCGTTCTGAAGAATGTTGCGCTTCCTGCGCTCGTGCATCACAGCGGGAATAGCGTCGGGCGGGTAGCGCCACAGGGGGCCCCCAACTTGCTCGTCAGAGGCACCCTTCAGCGCGTGCGCCCACTGTTCGGGAGTGGGCATCTGATTACCGCTCTTCGCCGATGGCATCGTTGTAGGAACCGAGCACCGTGATAACCGGCTTGCGGTAACTCACGTCAATGCCAGCCTTGTTGGTGTACTGGACGTGCTCAAGTTCCAGGCGGCAGAGGGCTTCTCCGTCGACCTGGTCTAGAGCGTCCTTGACTTCGTGGATCACCTCGGCCAGGGACCAGGCGGTTGCGATGAGCTTCCCGGTACCAAGCTCGTAACCGTGGCCAGCGAGACGGAAAGTGACGTTGATCGAAGGGGACGGACCCTTGGGCGGACGGCGCTTCGCAAGGTCCTTACGCTCGGCCATGGTGCGCGGGCAACCACACGGCTCGCCCTTGTCATCCGGCAGTAGCGAATACTCGCCATCGCACTCATGGGCAGGGCCACCAATGCCCCACAAGATGAGCTTGTCCTCAATGGCCTTGCTGCCGTTGATGACGATCTCCACAGAGGGCGACTCAGTCATGACGTGCAGGTGCATGGCCTTCGTCGGGTCATACTCCTCAGCGCTGCCCCCGAGAAGCTCGGCGATACCCTCGGCCACTGTCGGATCGTCGGTCAGCACACGCCAGTTGGAGAGGCTGACAGGCTCCATGCGGCGAGTGTCAGGGTTGCGCACCTGCATGCCGGACCGGAACTGAAACACGGGGCGCTCGTACTCGCGCTTAGCCTCGCGCTTCTTAGGCTTGGCGTCAGGGTCGGTGTCGAAAATGCGCAGGGCCATGGGGTACCGCCGTATCTGTGAAGCGCTCGCGCGCAGGCTGTGAATGTGGAACGGGAACGGGCGGGGTTGCGGGCATGTCCACGTGCGCTGTGCGCATCTGCTGCCCGTTCCTGCCGCCCGTTCCCCTTCGTTGGTTGTAGATCGGGTGACCGGCCCCGCTAGGCGCGTCGCTGAGTACCAGTGATCAGCGCGCCATCGGTCGACCAGATGGGGTCGCCCAGCACGGTCTTACTCACGCGCTGAACCCACTCGAACGTGTCCCGCAGGTGCAGGAAGTGTGCGAACACATCAGGCTTGCCATTCTCAGCGGCGATGCGCACAGGCTTGAAAGACGCCTGGTCCTCAGTGATGTGCAGCACCAGGGCGCCATCAAACTCAGGCATGGGTGTCTCGGTGCCATCCGGCGCAATGATCTTGTCAGCGTTCGCGTACGCGCTCATCTGCAACGCAACGTCCGGATAGGTGCTCTTACTGGTCTTCCAGTCAGCGACCACAAGGGCAGGCTCACCAGCGGGATCAGGCTTCCCGTGCTCGTCCAGCCTCAGGCGCAGGATGCCATCAAAGCTGCCCGCGTACTCGTGCGTGTCGGACCAGGCCACATCCTCAGCACGCACAAGCTCAGGCTGCACGGCGTCAAGGAACGCAGCGAAGTGGCGCTGATACGGAACCATGTCAGGGTGAACGCGCCCGATGTGCTGGCCCCTGATCATGCGCTCGAACAGGTCGTGTGCGTCGCTGCCAACGTTGGCGCGAACCTTGGTGTATCGGTTGGCAGCGCCCTTCAGGTACTGCACGGCGCCGTCCCGGTCCCGGTCCGCCATCTGCTGTATGAAGTCCAGCGAGTCAACGGCGAGTTCGGCAACCATCTTCGCTTGCCAGAAAGCCAGGAACGGCTTAGGCAGCATGCCAACGACGGAAGTCACGCCCGGATACTTGATATCCGGAAACGACTCATTGAAATAGAAGCGCGAGCCGCTTCGCTGAATGGTGCGGATTGCCACTGTGGGCCCCTCTCGTTCGGTCTGTCGAGAGGGGTAGATCGGGTGAGCGGCCCTGGTGACGAAGTGACGGTTTGAAGGGCAGTCTCAGAATCCCTATAGAACTTCTTATGTGATTGTGGAAGTTGGGTCTAAATCGTCACTTCATCACTTCTTGCTGGTCAGAGGGGTTCTTGCGCTGTCAGCCTTCGCGCTGTGCGTCACGCCTGCGGCCGGAAGCTCTGTGCGCCTGTCTGCGGGCATGAAAGAGCCCCACCGGTCCACGGGGGTCCGATGGGGCTGGAAGGCTGCGAGAGGGCCGCTTACGTGTTCCGAGGGCGCAGCGCACGGACCAGCGACAGCCAGCCTTGACGCGAGTACGCCTCAACCACGATCGGCAGATGCCGCGCGCAGCAGAACGAGAGATCGGCCGGGCTTTCAGTCTGCGGCTGCACTGCGAACGAGACTGGCCCAGGTTCCGGCGCGCGCTCGTCCGTGCATCCCTTGCAGTTCTGGTGTTCGTCGCTCATGGTTCCTCCAAGTGGGAAGGGGCCCCAGGCTCGTCACCCAGGGCCCCCCGTCGGTTTACCTACAGGGTGGCGCTGACCATCGCGCGCAGAGCCTTGATGGCCTCTTCGAGCTGGGTACGGACGGCTTCCTTCGTCTCCTCGCTGCTCTTCTCGAAGTCATCCGGGGTGACCATGCCGATGTCCTTGATAAGCCTCTTGGCGACGTTGGTCACGCGCTCATCCGGCGTGGACTCGTCGGAGCCTTCGCCCTCTCCTTCGCCTTCGCCTTCGCCTTCGCCCCCGCCAGCGCCAGCGCCGGACTCAAGTTCCTTGCCAGCCACCTTCGCGGCGTACTCCAGACGCTTGCGCTCGGTCATACCCAGAAGCGAAGCGCCGTACTTGTCCGCCACCCAAGCGGAAGCAGGCTGGTCTTCCGGCTTGCCTTCGAGCACCTTCGCCATGATCTCGCGGCGAGCGGCGCCAGCCTCCGTGTCTTCGTCCAGCGAGCGCAGCCACTCGGCCCGAACGTCACTGCGCTGATCCTGCACGGAGCGCGTCAGCCTCTTCAGAGCCTGCTTGTTGTCGTAGTTGTCTTCGAAGCCGTTACCGGCGCGCTTCAGCATCTCGCCGGAAGCCTTCTTGGCGGGGTCGCTGGCGCCCATCAGGTCCGGGGCACCTTCCTTGTTCGGAATCCTGGTCCACATGTCAAAGACGATGGCTGCAACGTCCTTCGCCAGGTGCGAGATTTTGACGTGAGCGGTGACGCCTTCGCCGATCTTCTCGGCGCCCAGCGAGACGAGTTCCTCAACGCCTTCGTACTGGTCCCAGGTCTTCTCTACGATCTGACCAACCGTCACCTTCCTGACTTCCGCCTTCGGCTTCGGGGCAGCCATGGCGGCAGCAGTCCAAGCCTCGCGCTTCTCCTTTTTGATGGCGATGGAGCCCTTACCGCTGAGCGACGAGACGAGCGCCTCAGTCTCCTTGTACAGCTCGTCAAGCCCTTCGTGATTCTCAGCTTCCACCAGCGAAGAGGCGCGCTCGATGTTGGCGTCAATCTGCTCGATCACAGTCTGACCCTGCTCGGTGGTGACGTCGTTACGGGCGGTCATGGTGGTCTCTCCCTCAGTCTTCGCGGCAGCAGCGTTGCGCCGCTCTTCGTAGGTCAGGCAGGTCTTGCAGGACAGCGGGGCGTCGACAGCGCGGAACTTAGTGACCATTTGGTTCTGGCCACCGCCACGACACAGCGGGTAGGGGTGCTCGTCCGTACCCGACATCATCGAGTGGACCTTGCCGCCGTTCACGCTGACTACGTTCACTGTCCCCGCCCCTTCGTTGTTTTGAACTTACACCGCAGAGACTAGCGTCGTGATCTTGTGACTGTCAACTCACCTACGGATTTCCGTATGTGATGCGGGCAGCGCAAACGCAGAAAAGCCCCCGACCTGCGCGCGAAGCGCAAGCCAGGGGCCCGGTACTAGAAGAGGATCGCGCGCTGTAGCTGCGTCACGTCGCCATCGTTGTAGATCACTGCGTCGGTCGGGTAGTCGTTCAGCTCCGTTTCGCTGGCATGCTGGGCTGCTGCGCCCTGACGCATCTCAGCGAACGGCCGGATGATCCGCACCATGCGGAACCCACGGGCACGCAACATGTCCGCTTCATTCGCATAGCGAACGTCTGTCACCACTACGGGCATGTTCCAGCGCTCTGCACCCGCTATCTTCCGCGCTGCCACGTTCACCCAGTAATCGGCATCGAACTCGCGTTGTGTCTGCCCGATGCGCTGGAGTACGGCGCGCACCTCGGGGTAGTGGTCCTTTGCGTATTCCCACCCAACGTCACGCACGAGTGCGCTGAGACGTACATGGATGAGTCGCTCCCCGCAAAGGTGCGTAGGCACCAACGGGTCAACGCCCAGCGCCATTTCCTTGAGCGGGTCAGCGAAGGCGATGCGGGTATAGGCGCGCTCACGCACCAGGAAAGCGGCGGCAGTGTCCTTGCCCGAACGGGCCTTACCGATAAGCGCAATGTTGTACACAGTCTCTCCTCTGTGGGTAGCCAAATGCCCCCCTGCGGGATTGCAGAGGGGCAGATGTCTTACGCGACGGGGGCCGAAGGGGCAGGCTCGACAGCGAGCGGCTCAGGGGCGGACTCAGACAGCGCCATGAACGGCACACCCAAGTCAGAGGCGACAGCCGCAGAGTCCTGAACGAGCTTTTCGTAGCTGACGCCATGCTTCGCCAGGTAGCCAGACACGAAGGTGAGCGCAGCAGTCACGCCACCCTGCACCAGTCCGCGCACGTCGCTGGGAACGTTGTGGCTGAACACGTGCGGCGCGAGGATTCCCGCAACGATCGTGGTACCAGCGGCCGCAACCGTGGACGCAGTGACCTTGCCAGAAATGGCCTTCATTCTCACTCCAAGTTTCTGCGCTCAAGGCGCGGGTGTGGGTCTGTATGCTGGAACGCAGATACGGCGTGTTCGGTCGTGTGCGCTGCCTGCCAATCCCTGACTTCGGAAAGGTCATCGCGCAGGCCATCAAGGCGCCCGTGAAGCTCACCTATTGCGCTGGAAACGGCGTCACGCGTTAGCGCTCCCTCTTCCCGCGCTGCACCACGTGACTTACGGGCAGCGAGATACGCCGGACCCGTGGTAATCAGCGAAACGGCAATGGCGCCGATCGTCCATGCCGTGTCCGGCGACATCTGGCCCGATCCGTCGAGTAGGCTCACTAAATTTCACCTTTGGCGATAGGGCGGACCGCCCACCCTTAGTGGATCGGGTGAGCGGCCCGCACGATTACTTGACCTTCAACTGAAGAGCCTTCACGGCCGTTTCTAGCGCGCTGACACGCTGCTCCATGGTCGGTGCAGGTGCAGGCGCCGGAACGGGCGCAGGGACCGGCTTAGGGGCAGGCGCAGGCGCAGGGGCAGGCTTCACCGGAACGGGCGCAGGGGCAGGCTTGGGGGCCTGAGACGCGTACGCAGGGTCAGCAGACTTGATGCCTTCGGCGTACTTGGGGTACCCGTAACCGTAGGTGTTGACGTCACGGCGGTTGCGCTTCTTTAGGTACACGCCATCGCCCTCAGCGCTGCCGTTGTTGTTCGTGTTGCCTTCAACGGTCGTGATGGTGTCAGCGTCGTAGTCGACAACGATTCCAGTGTGCGAGCCACCACCAGGCCCGTAGAAGACCTGCGCACCGATGGCGGGGTACGCGCTGAACCGGCCAGCCTGCTTGAACCACGCAACAGCGTCAGCGCAAGAGGCAGTGCGGGGAAACAGGTTCGCAACGCCAGCCTTCAGCGCAACCCACGAAACGAACGTGGCGCACCATGCCTGGCCCTGCGACCACTCAAGACCCGGTACGGCAGGCGAATACTTCTGAATGTTGTTCCAGTGGCCCGAAGCATCCTTGCCTTCGTGGTACCCGATCTCACCCTTAGCGATGCGCAGCACGTCAGCGACGTGGCCACCAGCGGGAGCAGGCTTCGCGGGAACGGGAACCTTCGGCGCAGTAGGCATGGCCCAGGCGCGCAGAGCGGCAGCGTCCTTGAAGTTGGCGACGTTCTTGTCTATCCCGCCGCTGAAGCTGTACTGATGGAACGTCCACGCGTGCTGAATGCCAGGCTTACCGGCTGCGCGGTTGGGGTCAGCGATCCAAAGTCCATCCATAGGACCGCCGTTGTTGCTGTCCCGGCTCTTCCAGAAATCGGTGTTGCAGTACAGCACCACACGGTGACCGGGCGCCTTCGCCTTTACGCGGGAAACGAACGCGTCTCGCTCGCCCTGGGTTACGCCAGAGTCCTCCCAATCGAACGCGAGGATATCGCCAGCCTTCAGCGATAGCTTGCTCAGGAAGTAGTCAGCCTGCGCAGCGCCGTTGCCAGCCTTGCCGAAGTGATAGTGCCCGACCACCAGGCCAGCGGAACGCGCGTGCGCAACCTGCCCGCTGTACCGAGGGTTGGTGTAGCCAGTGCCCTCAGTGGCCTTGACGAAGGCGAACGCAAGTCCCTTGGTATCGAATGCAATGGGCTGATAGCTCGAAACGTCTACGCCTAGAACTGCCATTGAGTCTCCCTTAGTTGAAGGTGGGCGGAGTGCTGGCCGTGTTGCACGTATAGGTGTCCGTGCTCTGGTAGGTCTTGCTCGCGCTCAGCGACAGCGAACCCACCCCGGAAGGCCACGCGAAATCCCGTAGCATCTGGACGAAGTCAGCGGCCTTAGCGTCGTCGAAACCCATGAAGTCGCTGACAACCAGGGTGCCGATTTCGCCATTCGAGCACTGAAGATAGACGTGATACTGCGTACCAGCTGAGTTCTGCATTTCTGCCCCTTACGGGTGTAGGAATTTGACGTACAGCGAGCACCAGGGACCGCCACCAGCGGTAGTCGCGTTCGTGTCACAGTCGACGTACAACTCGATGTAGTCGCCCACGTTGAGCTGAACGCCAGCGGTAGGAATGGCGGAGCCGTTGTAGTGGTTTGCCATCTGCGGAACTTCAAGGCGAGAGGGCGGGATTTCAACGCCGTTCTTGCTGATGTGCGCTGCCATGAGGGCGGTTGAAGTGTTGGCCGAAGCCGGAAGGGATGCGCTGCCGCCAACTTCATAGAAGCCAGCCAACTGACACACATAGCGGCTGGTGTTGGTGGTGGTCGAGTGTCCGCCGTAGTTGTCCGTGATTTCGGTGTCCAGGCCGATGGCGGAGTAGCCACCAGCCGTAATGGCGACACCAGTTGTGGCGTAGCCGTAGAACATGGGCGGGTTTAGAAGGAAGTTGACTGCATCGCGTACCTGCGCGTTCCACAGCGCTGACGTCAGGAAGTTGCCTGCGGCAGCAGTGCTAGGCGTAGGGACAGGAAGGTTGGTCATGGGTCCTCCGAAGCCGGGACCACGTACGGATATCCGTAGGTGACCCCGGCCCCATTACTAGTACGAAAACGCGACGGAATCGAAGACAGACAAGCTGTCGTAGGTGCTCACGTCACTTACGCCGGACGGCAAAGGTTCACCGATGGCGAACCCATTCGTGTGGTTGTGCGCCAGGTTGGCAGTGAAGGTGATGGTTCCCGTAGTCCAGTTGGTACCCGTGTTGGACACAGACAGTACTGTCATGGTTTCCGGAACCACGCCACCCTGACCCACGACGAGCTGTTGCCCAGGGGTGATCTGTGCAGCGAGCGGATTCACGCTGTCGAATGCAGGTGCCTTGACAGTGATCGTGGCTGCACCCGCAGCGACATCAGCGCCCAGCGTCGTACGCCAAGCGGCGAATTCGGCGTAAGGCTGAGGGTCGACCGGTGAGCATTGCAGCGACACAGTGGCAGTGCCCTTGTCCGTCACACTCCACTGAATTTGCTCAACGAACGCGTCAATCTGAATGGCAGGGGCGCCAAGCGGTCGACGCATGATCCGCACGCGGGTGCCCAATTCCAGCGAGAGACACGCTGCCCACAATCCCGGATTGCTGGAAGGGCTCAGCTCTAGCTTGCTCACGCGCGGAAGAGGGTTCCTGTAGCGACCCATCAGATAGCTTGCAGCATCCTGGGCTTCGAGCGCTGACGTGGTGTCGACCGTGCGCGTGATGGTGCGCGGGAAGTAGTTCGCCTGCGACGTGGCGTCAACGGCCGTGAAGGTCTGCCCCGTGTTCTTCTGTGTGACTGTGACCAGGTTCCCCAGGTGTGTGGGGTCGTAGTCCAGTTCGACAGTGTCATACGGGAGTTCGCCCAAGTCTGTGCGCTCACCGAAGGTGTACACAGGGGTTGTCGAGTTGTACCGGGCAGCGCGCGAACGGAAGGTGATCACGCCTGCACGGTCTACGAAGTGTTCGCCATTCTCCGTAGTGACTACCTCATTCAGGGCGCTTAGCGCATCCTGCCCTTCAGTGACCATCGGCCCCATGCTGGTAGTCATGCCCGCTTGCAGGTTCCGGGGCCCGCTGTAACCGGCATAGACCAGAATTCGCATGTAACGGGTATCCGACGAGTCACCCGTAAATGCATTCTTCCAAGCACCGTAGATGGCGCCGAAATCGGAGGACGTCAGCGCGGAAGGGAATTCCATCGCGTACGACAGATCACCCTTGTAGTTCCATGCTGTGCCGTTTCCGACCGTGGGATCAACCCAGCCTCCGAGCGAGTCAGAGACACACCCAACCGGATTGTTGGCGCCCTGGGCGGACCAGTACGACGTGTTCCCGTCGACAGTCGCGTAAACGTCACCGGTAGTGGCGTTCATCGAGATGCCCCCGATGTGCCAATTCCCGTCAACGACGTTCACGCCAGACCCACCGGACAAGGGCATATACGCAACCACGTTGCCACTAGGCCCAGCAAGGTCGACCACGAAGCGCCCGGACGTGTCGATACGGAATCCGATACGCGAACCAGCGGGAAGGTTGTTCGCGCGCTGGCCATCAAACGCAGTCCAGATGTACGCGGCAGACGTGGGAGTCGGACCGGTGTACTTGAACGCAATCAGGCGTGACCAGGTGTTAGCAGTCTGCGGCCCCTTGATGCCAGCCTTAGACAGGCTGATGAACGTGGCAGGGCCAACCGTGTTGGTACCAGGCTGGTTGTTGCTGATGGTGACAACCGAGTTGTTCGAACCGGTGTAAACGCCTGCGGTAGTGGCAGCGCTGATGCTGACACCTGAGGCAATCGAGCCACCCCCGTACTTGCCTGCGGCGTAGGGCGCAGCAGGATTCTTACCGGCCGTGTCCGTGAACGTGGTGGACAGCGCCGGATCACCCAGCGTGTACAGGAAGTTGGGCGAACGAAGGTTGATTTCCTCGGTCAGCGGGTCGCGCAACTGTCGCTGAGAAAGCAGCGCGAAGGCATCAACGGCCGTAGGGGTCACCAGGCCGTACGTTCCGTCAAGGTCCCAGGTTTGGGGCCAGCGCTCAACGAAACCGCCGTACATGGGGTACCAGGTGCCCGGAGACACGAAGGCGCTGGCAACGGCGCCCCGCTCTAGCTGCCAGCCATCAACCTGCACGTTGCAAGTGGCGGCAGCAGTCGTAGCTACGGCCAGACCAACACCCATGCCGTACGGGTTACTTGGCGCTGTAGCGGTGACTGTGACCGTGGTCCAGCCGGTTGCGGTTGACGACCCTGTGAGCGTCACCGTGGCGCCGTAGACGTACGTAGAAGGGGCGCTGACAGGCGGAGGACCGTACCACCCAACGAAGGGCTTCACATCAAGGCTGGTGGAATCCGTGACGTTCCGCACGCGCATCGTCATGGTGTACGTCTGACCAGGAACCACAGCGGAATGCGGGGTGTACCCGATACGGGCGCCAACGGCCGAAGCGGCAGGCACGTTGAACTGAAAGACGTTGCTGCCGTTGTACGCGCTGTTACTGGCCACAATCTGACCAGGGCCAGGGTCGGTCTGCGAAAAGATGTCCTGCCCGCTACCGCTGTTGTCTAGGTTGCCCGCCGCCAGACCATCGCCACCGTTGGCCGTGACAGGGTCAAGCAGGTTGGCCGTAGGTGGCCACTGTGCACGCATGCGGTAAGGCTGGTACGGCCAGATGTGGCCAGCGTACGGACCAGACGCGTTGTTGGGGTCGAGTGCGCCGTCAGTGCTGCTGAGCGACATCGAGAGGGTTCCAGCCTGCACCTGGTCAGTCTCGTACTGGCGCCCGCGCGAAGATCCGGCCGTGCCGTACGAGCGCGGAGTCACGTTGACATAGCGGTCGAGCGGAACATCACCCGCGTTGGCATTCCAGATCGGACCCCACCCGTATTCCATCTGCGGGAAATTCTGGTTCAGGCCGGGGGCAGGGGCCGGGGTGACTTCGCCCAGGACCACACCAACCGTTGTCCAGTTACCCGAAGGGCTCTGCGCAGCAGTCGGAGAAGTAGGCCCGTTGGCGGCAGGGTTGAAGGCAACAAGGTTTCCGGCCGTAGTCACGTTGTACGTGAACCCCGGAGTAGCGCCAGCAATCGAGTTGTTCGCCACGAAGGCGTAACCGAAGTAAAGCTGTCCGCTGATCCCAGCGGTAAGAGTGGGGAGAGTCAGGGTCGTTCCAGTGCCATTGTTCTTGGCACCAGCGGCGCCAATCAGCCAGGCAGTGTTAGGAACGGAAGAGGCGAATTCCTGCGTGCATATCTCAGTGCTGACGCCTGCAACGGACCCGCTGAACGTCACAGTAGCCGTGGCGGAGCCTGAGCCAGTGACCGTGCCGTAAAAGATGTCTATACGCGAGCCAGTAAGCGCGTCAGTGAAGCCGGTTGCGTTGGACCAGGTGCTAACCAAGCCACCGGAAACGGCAGTTGCAGTCACAGCGGTAGTGGACGCCCGTACGACGAGCACCAGCGTATGACCCGTAGCGGGGGCGCCAACGTTCAGCGTGGTAACGGCAGTACCGTGCGCCTGCGCCATGCTGCCGATTGCGGAGATTGTCACTTGAACACCTTCAGCTCAAGGGGGGTCACGTACGGAAATCCGTATGTGACCCCCCACCTTTTAGCGTCGATACGGCACCCAGGTTTGCGAGTTGCGCGCACCGTGGCGAGCCATAACCTTTTGGATGGTGTCCGCTAGGTCTCGGTCCGCTGTCACGCTGCCTTCAACGTGGACGTTCACAACCACCGTGTGACCGCCTGCACTGTTCGCAGTACCGCTCAGCGCGGGAACCTTGGTACCCGACAGAACGGCCCCGGACATGCGGTCAGCAGCGCGAGTCACGTCACCGTGTCCAGCGTCGATGCCGTTCACCAGACCGGCCGCGACGAATCGCCCAATCTCATGGAAGAGACGCGAAGGCGAGTGGATACCCAAAGCCTTCTTGATCTGCGTTTCCATGGACTTGGCTATCTTCAACATCTGCTTGTCAATGGCCTTTTCCTGGGACTGAAGTCCCTTGATCAGACCCTTGGCAGCGTTGATGCCAGTCCCGTACATGCCGTTAGCCACGCCAGCGCCAACACCATTGGCGGCAGATGACATCGACTTCTGAAGGCCGTTTAGCTGCTTGATCTGGTCACCGCTGGCCGTAGCCAGAGCACGTGCAGTCTCACCGCCACCGGACACGCCAGCATCGGCAATCTGCTTGATCAGGTCAGCGCGTAGACCCTTCTTGGCGAGTGCCTGAAGGTTGCCTGCAAAGCCCTGCGCATCGGCCACCTGCGCGCGCATGTTGTCGAGCACATTGTCAGCGGTCAGCGCGATATCGGGAGTCTGGCTCGACGTCACGACTGATGCGCTGGACATGATGTTCTTGGCAACATCCGCCTGAACCTTGCCCCACTCCTTTTGGATGGTCGCAAGGTTCTTCTGAGCAGCCTTTAGGCGCACTCCGATCGAAATACGCTTGTCAGCGAGACGATCGAGCGCCCTGCCTTCCTTGCTGACGTAGCCTTCAAGGTGCGTGATGGACTTCTCGTGTGACTTGATCCATCCGCTGTAACCCTTCGCGGCCTTCGTGCCCAGCATGTCAGCCAGGCGATTGCGTGCCTGTATGAGCAGCGTCTCAGTGTGCTTGATGGCGCTGTCAACCTTGCTGCGCGAGCCAGTAAGGCCATGCTCTAGGCCCGTGTGAATCCAGATGCCCAGCGAGCGAAACACCTTCGAAGGCGACGCGATACCGAGCGCGTCACTGAATGACGTCACCATGCCGTTAGCGGTTTCCCGTACGGCGGCGTGAGCGTCCCCAGAATGCGCCCTGATGCCCTCGGCGAGCCCTAGGGGAATCCACTTACCCACTTCGTCTCGCATGCGGCGAGAGGGGCTGTTGATGCCCAGCACGGACTTAGCCGTGTTCAGGATGCCGGAACCAACGTTGCTGATGGCGGAGCCAACGGCCCCAATCATCGACTTCACACCGTTGATCAAGCCCTTGAGCAAGTCGGCGCCAGCGTTGTACAGCAGCGAGCCAAAGTTAGACACCGTGTTACCGATGGTGCTGATGATGTCCGAGAAAGCCTGAGAAACCAGCTTCTTGATATCCGACCACGCCTTAGACCAATGGCCCGTCAGAACATCAATCAAGATTCCGATGATGTTCATCACCAGGTGGTATCCGGTCTGCACCGCGCCGGAAATCAGCGCCCACGCCGTCTTTACCACGCCAACGATGACGTCCCAGCCAAGCTTGAAGGCGGACATCAGTACGCCGATTCCGACCTTTAGGAACTGCCAGACGGTATTGGCTATAAGCTTGATCTGCTTCCAGAGAAGATCCCAAGTGCCCTTCAGCTCTGCGCTGTGCCCCTTCCACCAGGAAGAGAAGTCCTTCATTCGGTCGTTGACCCACTTCAGGACATTGTCATTGAACCACTTGGCAACCGCGTGAATTACCTTCATCGTGGCGTTCCATGCAGTCGACAGCCAGCCAAGCACAGCGTGCCAAGTTGCCTTCAGGAAGTTGGCCACTCCGGGAATGTCACTCTTGATCCATCCCCAAACGCTCTTCCACTTCATGACGAGCAGCACCAGGCCAGCAATCAGCGCCATGACACCGACGACGATCCACGTAACGGGGTTCGCCAGGATGGCGGCAGTGAAGTCCCATGCCGCTACAGCAGCAGCAGCAAGACCAATGGTCAAGATGCCACCAATGACACCAGCGAGCACGTAAACGGCTGTCTTGTGCTTCGTCAGCCACGTGACGCTAGACGCGAGCCAGCCAACAAACTTCGTGGCGTACGGCAAAAGCACTTGGCCAATCTTGATGCCAACGGCTTCAACTGCGCCCTTCGCTTCGGCCATGCGCTGATTGAAGGTCTTCTGAACGTCCGCCCAGCCCTCAATACTCTTGCCACCCTTGTGCACGTGGTCGGCGATACCGGCAACGTTCTTCTTGAAGGTGGACATGTGCGAGCCAGTGAGCTGAAGCGCACCCATCATTGACTTGGTACCGCCAACCATGGTGGCCAGCGCGCCAATGTACGTCTTCTGTGAGCCGCTCATATGCTGAAGCGCGCCGTTGAAGTCCTTCGAGTTTTTCGAAGCCTTTTGCAGCGTGCTGATAAGGACCGTACCGTCAGGGCCCATCTTGTTCTTGATGGCGCTCGTTAGGGTGTCCAGCGTGGCGGCCAGCCCCTTTTTACCCAGCTCCTTGGACACATCAACCGCGCTGAGCCCTAGACCCTTCATGGTGGCAGCAGCCTTGGCCGAAGGGTTAGACAACTGCCCGATGGTCTGGCGCAGGTAGGTGGCTGCAACGTCCGCGCTGGTGCCCTGAGCGGTCATGGTCGCCATGGCGCCAAGTACCTCATTCAGGCCAACGTGCGCGGCCGAAGACACAGGGAGAATGCTCGCCATGCTGCCCGCTAGGGCTTCCATGTTGGTTTTGCCCTCAGCCTCAGTCGCAACCAAAGCGTTCATGACCGGTACAGCGTCCTTAGCGCCCATGTGGTACGCGTTCAGCGCCGTAGTGGTGGCATCCGTAACCGTGGCAAGGTCAGCGGCACCAACCTTGGCACCCATGGCGCTGGTTTCGAGCACCTTCAGGGCCGCAGACCCGTGGAAGCCAGCGGACTCAACCATGTACAGGCCGGACGTCAGATCCTTGGTACTGGCGCCGACCTTTCCGGCCATGTTGAGTACGCCGTTGGACACAAGGTCCATGTTCTTTGCAGCTTCGCCAGCGCCCGTGCGAACACGAGTCATCTGGGTTTGAAAGTCAGCGGCCATGTGCACTGTCTTGACGGCAGCGACACCAGCGGCCACACCAATACCGAGCAACGCAGCCTTGGACACGGCGCCAAGCTTGGCCATGTTGCTGCCACCTTCGCGCTGAACGGTGCCAAGTTCAGTCTTGACACCCCGCGCGGTGGCCATGAAGCCGGTTGACTTGCCGAGAAACTCGATGAATACCGGAGGCAGAGCACCCACGGTCATACCTCCCTATCACGTACGGATATCCGTAGGTGCTCACTTGTTCTTCACCGCAGTTCCCCAGGCAGCTTCAAAGATGGCGCGCACCTTGGGAGTTGCCTTGGATACGCCCGGCTTGAAGTACGGGTACTTGCCTTCGATGGTGCCTTTGTATCGGTTCTGGAATCCGCCTTCGCCACCAGACATGACCACCTGCGAATACCTGCCAACACCTTGAAGGCGTGGCTTCTTACTCTTGCGAATCGAGCGGTAAAGGCTTCCGGTCAACTGACCAGGCCCGCCATTCCGTCGGATCACGTGGGGTTCACGGTTCAGGTTCACGCCAATCTGGCCAGTGACCCTGTCACGGCCCTTACGGTCCCAGCGAGGCTCACCCCGCATACCGCCCCTGATTCGCGTGCGTGTGTAGGAAGTTGCCTTACCCAGCGCTTTGCGGGTGCCTTCGTTGGTAGCTAGTACCTTCCGGTCCAGCGAAGCGCTAACTTCCCGAATGCCCTTGATGACCACGCCGAAATCGTCAGCCATTGGCTCGCTCCTCTACGATCTTGCGAGCTTTCTCAACGGCATCATCTACGGCCAATAGCCAGTCAAGGGCCACAGCGGATTCGCCATCGAGATCGGACGGGCGACAATGCAGCAGTGTGCAGAGTCGCCACGTCCGGTATTCCTCGCTCGGTAGTTCATCCGCTGTGTAGGTGCTTCCACCCTTGTGGGATAGGGCCTCTGTTAGGCGACGGAGGCCACGGAAGGGGAAGCGGCGTCCGGGCTCGGCTCAAAGTCCGGGTTTAGCTGCGCCAGGAACGGAGCCACGGCGGTACGCAGCGCGTCAAGGTCCCGGCCCGGTAGATCCTGCACGGCGTCAGCGCTGACCACGAAGCCGTAAGACCAGCCAGCGACGAGCGCAGCGACGAGCGCGTCATTCAGCTCTTCGAGTAGGTCAAACGCTTCGCCCATGCCCGCAGCAATCTTGAGTTGCTGGTCCGGGGTCAGGTCGACACCATCGCCCTGCGCCTTAGCCTCTTCAACCGCATTGACGAAGGCAGGAAGACCAGCAAGCTTGGTCTGAATGCGCTTGATGGGCCTGCGCTGGCGCTCGGTAACGTCGGCAACTTCACGTAGGTCAGCGGTGTTGCCCGAAGGAAGGGTCAGATGCTGCATTACTTGTACGTCCCGGAAATCACGGCATTCTGAACGGTCACCTTGATGGGGCTGTAACCGCCGGAAGTACCTACGTCAGTGGTGTTGGAAAGCGCGGTCCACGTGATGGGAACTTCTATGTAGTCCTTGCCACGCGTAATGTCCGCAGCGCTGATGGCGCACTTGGTCATGTGCAGCTTTAGCTGAACAGCAGCCGCACCGGTACCCGCGCTGAAGAGGAATTCAACCGAAGGCTTCGCGTTCGTCAGGTAGTTGGTTAGCTGGGTGTCGTCCTCCATGATCAGAGTGGCCTTACCGTCCACCTGAACGGGGCCAGACCACAGAGATGCAGGGTTCTGCGAGCCGTCAATAGCGTTGATGACGGTCACGTTGCGCTTGATGGTGACTTCACCGTCGATCACGCCAGCCTGAGCAACGCCACCAATGGTCACGGTTCCCTGCCAGCCAACCATGGGCGGAACGCCAGTGAAGGAGGTAACCGGGGCAGACGCAGCGACAGAGCCATAAGTTGTGGTCTTCGCGCTGTACGTCAGAAGACCATCATCAGTGAACTTGAAACCAAGCTCAGAGAACTTGGCCGAAGCGTACTGACGGTTTCCAGCAACGTAATTGTCGTTCAGGGTGTACGTGCCAGGCTGGCCGGTGCCGTTGTTGAGCACAGCGAACGCGTGCGTATACGGGGCGGAAGCGCCGGTAGTGGTTACGTCGCCCAGGATGCCAGCGAGCGGGAAACCGATCGTGTCCGGGAAAACGTCACCGTCGTAGTCAAGCGTCGCGTAAAGCGTGCCCGCGATTTCGTCGTAGACATCAACGAAGCTTCCCCTGCGGCCCTTGTCCTGTAGAAGGGTCAGGTTGTCCTTCGGGGTTACCTGGGTAACCGGAATGAAGTTGGTGGAAGGGACCGCCGTACCGGGCGTAACTTCCTTCGCAATTCCGAGGAACGATAGCTGTGTTGCCTTAGGCATTAGTTGCCAACCTCCGGGACGTCAGCGGGCGCGGGCGCGGGAGCAACCGGCGCAGGGGCAGGGGCGGAAAGCGGGGCAGAGCCCTGAGGGCCAAAGCGTCCGTCTCCGGGGTCAGAGTCAAGCGTCACGGTGTCGCCAGGCTTCACGTCCAGCGAGAGTGACGGGTAATAGCGCGCGTCGGCGCCGTTGTACGTGAAGTCAGGCATTAGATCCTCGTTACGCACTCGATTTCGACAGTTACCGTGGCGTGTTTACCGGCATGGTCGGTGTCCCACTCGACTTCAGCGGTATCGCCCTTAGGCACGGACTTGATGACGTGGCCACCTAGGGTCAGGTCCGTTCGCACGATGGCGATTACGGCGCCTGCAAGGTCCATGGCGCGCGAGTAGGCAACCTGCCCGCTGTCGTTACTCCGGAATACGTCGATGACGATTTCCACGGTGTACGACTCGTCAAGCCAGCCAGCGCCACCACCCCCGATCATCGCGCCCACGCTGAGCTGACGATGAACGCGACCAATGGCCACGATGTCATCAGGCTCATTGGGTCCCGGTTGGTCGAAACAGACGAGCAGCGAAGCGCGGACATTGTCCGGATCAGGCGCGAGCCCTGCCGTGCACTGGTCAAAGAGCCACTGTCGGACGGCAGGGGCCGTTGAATTTGGAATGGTCATGCGATACCGGGGCCCCTGTAATAGGTCTGCCAGAGTTCAAGCACACGGGACGGAATGGCAAAGCCAGTGGGAACCACAGCTTCCCCGCCGTCATAGGCGCCAGCGTTGAACTTGGGACGTCCGCCACCCTGCTGCGTCATCTGCCACAGGTGCCGGATCAGTTCCAGCGTGCCGAGACGAACGGACCAGGGAACGGCGCCGGAACGGCCAGCGGAGTACACAACCTTGATGTTCTTCGTGCCGAAGGCGAAGGTTGCAGCCTCCCCGCCCATGGTCCGGCGCGTGATCAGGCCAGTGTTGGGGTCCACGGTGAACGCGAACGCGCTCGACTGACCCCCTAGCGGCTGCTCGGTCAGCGGGAACGCGCTCAGGCCGTAGTACTCAGTGATGCTGAGCACGCTGGCAACCGGAGTGAAGGCAGGCATGACCGACGACACCCCGCCATCGAAGAACTCTGTGTGAGTCTCCGGGATGAACGGGCCACAGTGGTTACGGGCCAACTCGCCTGCGGCCAGGATGAAGCCCTGTAGCTCGTCATCCTGGCGATTGTCGTTGGTGGGGATGTTCAGGTGCGCCTTCACGCTGGCAAGGTCTACTAGCTGTTCCAGCCCCAGCGGGCGCACCTGAAACTGAGTCTCCAGCGACCAGGCAACGCCCGTGCCGGTTGCCGTCCAGCGAGCGAGCCACACACCGCTAACGCTGACAGACGGCACAACGGCCGTGTACGCCCCGCTGACGGGCCCGGAGACGTTCGGGGTACTGGTGGCGCCGGAAGGGTCCGTGACAGCCACAGAGACGCTCACAGCGCCACTGACGGGGTTACCGCTGTCATCGAGCGGGTTAGCCGTAAGCGCTACGTCCTGCCCCGTGAAGTAAATCAGCGGCATGTCATCCCCTACTCAGTTGCGGTGGGCGCCTTCGCTGCCCTCTTAGGCTTGCTGGCCAGCGCGTCAGCAGCAGCCTGCTTAGCCTCTTCGAAGAGCGCGCGGACACTGGCGCTGAGCTTCGCGGGGTCGAGCTTCTCTAGCTCCGCAGCAGCCCACGTCAGGGACTCGCGGGCCGAAGCCTCACGCTGCTTGTCACCCTGCGCGTGGTGGCTGACTTCGTGAGCCAGTCCAAGCGCGTAGTTGATGGGGTTCATGTGTTCCTCTCGTCGTCACTAGCAGGCAGCAGCAAGGGCCGGGGCCACGTACGGAAATCCGTAGGTGACCCCGACCCTCACAGGCTCACTTAGAAGGCAGGCGTGACCAGGCCAGCGCCGTCAATCACAGAGATCGACTTCGGGTAACGGCCAGGCTGGAACGACATGTAGTTGTACAGCCGAATGAACACGCTGAGCTGGTTGGCGTACGTCTGCGGGAAGGCTTCCGCCTTGACGTTGCCCTCCCAAGCCATCAGGTCAGCCATGCGCGCGACAATCACACGGTCCTGGTTGGTACCAGCACCAACGTTGGTCGGGATCAGCGAGTCAACGTAAACCGGCAGACCCTGAATGGTGCCCACGTAACCCTGAGACGCAACCTCACCGGTCGTGGCAAGGGAGTTCTGAGCGGACGCGTTCGGGACCACCAGCGGGCGCCCGGTCGAGTCCGAGTCAGCAAGCAGCGCAGCCCAACGGCGCGGGTGCATGATGATCGTGTCGGGCGGAAGGAACCGGTTCGTGTGAACGGTCTGAATGGCGTTCGCGATGGCCTTGTAAAGGTTCGCCGAACCGGTGGCGCTCATGGCGATTGCGTTGGTGCCAGACAGCGTAAACAGACCGGTCGGGTTACCACCGGCACCCGAACCGCTGAGGATCAGGGTGTTGTACTGAGCGGCGTACGCGGCAGCAAGGTCAGCCAGGATCACGTCATCCACGTTCAGCGGAGACTGCTCGATGAGCTGAAGGCTGACGGTCTGGCCACCCGCGATGGTCGTCACGCTGGACGAGATCGAACCCGTGGTCAGATCAGTCTGCTGAACGCCAGTGTTCTGCGTGGCCTGAACGCCAACCGCAGTACCAGAGTTCACCTTCGGGATGCTGATCGAGTCAGTGCCAGCGGGCAGGGCCTGAGTCGGGACCAGGTTGCCAGTGATGCGGGCAGGGCGAGCAAGCTTGATGAACTCACGCTCAAGCCACAGCGGAGGAACAAACTCGCCACCGGCGCCGTTCGTGGTGCTCAGGGCACGCGCCTCAGTCGCACGGGCCTGGTTGTTGCGCGCGAGCCGCTCAACGGCGTCACGGTCATGGTTCTTCTGGGCATTCCACATGTCGCGGAAGTACGAGTTACCGCCCAGGCCGGAACGGTAAACCTCAGGCTCAGACTTGACACCATCGCCAGCCTTCGGCGCATAGCGCTTAGCCATCTCGGCCGCAGCGTCATCAGCGCGAACCTGCGCGTCAAGCTCGGCAACCCGCTCGTCTAGCGAACGAATCTCGGCTTCGCCCTTGTCAAACTCGGCGCGCTGCTCGTCGGTCATGCCAGCCTCAGCGGAGCGAGCCTCGCCCAGAAGGGCATCTAGCTTCGTGCGCTCAGCGCTGCGCTTGGCCACCAGGTCAGAAATCAGGGAACGCTTGTCCACGGGAGGGACCTTTCATAGGAATGGAGGGGTTGCCCACGCTGCGTCAGGTGGTGTCTCAGGTGGTGTCACGTACGGAAATCCGTAGGTGATCCGGCGTGAGATCCGGCGTGATCCGGGGCCGTTACAGATGCAGGGCGCGCAACCGCGCCTCAAACAGCGAAAGATCCTCGCTGCGGGGTTCAGGGGCAGGCTCTTCGACAACGGGCCGATCGGCCACCATGTCCGCAAGCTCAGGAATCGAGCGGAGCAGCGATTCGAGCTGATCACGGGTCAGCGCACCATCAGCCAGCGCGCTGCGAAGAGTCGTGAGCCCTGAAGTGTGTGGGTTGGCGCCATAGTTCACGATGCTGACGTCACCCTTGTTCATGTTCACTTCGGTGATGTCTCGCTGTGTCCAGTCGGGCGACCACTCCTGACGAGTCACGCGGAAAGCGAAACTCATCTCGTCAAGGTCGCCACGCTCCATGGCGCTGCGGATGTCCCGTACCTGGCCGTTACCAGGGTCTAGGTCCGCTTCAACGTGCAGGCCCGTACTGTCCTCAGACAGCCGCATGGTGCCGGACTTGGTCCGAGCAAGCGTCATGCCATCGTGATTGAGCTTGAACGGGACATCTGCACCTTCGGCCAACGTCTTACTGAACGCCCCGCGCCGGACAACTTCGGTGTAGTCACCTAGAAAGTCCTGCATTTCGTACGGGGTTTCCGTGACGGACGCATAGCCAGTGAAACGAAGAGTGCCGTTGGACTGCTCGCGCAGTTCCATACCCTCAAACGGGCGCCTGCGATCCTCGCGTATGTTGCGCAGCGAATCGCGGGTAGAGAAATCGGTCATTAGAGAACAGCTCCCAACGCATCTGCTTTCTGCGCACTCGGTGAAGCGCCGTTGTCTTTGGTGAGTCCCGGCGTAGAAGAGTTCAGCGGGGCAGAAATGTTGTCGCCACCATCCACGGGCCCGTAATTCTCAAGGGCGCGGATTTCATTGGTGGTGAGGATTCCCGCCGAACGGGCAGCGGAATAAACCGCGTACCTACCCGCTGTGTCGGTGCGAAGCAGAGCGTCAGCGTTGAAGCGGGCAGACTGAGGGCGCGGAAGCATGGCGGACCACGCGTCTTCGAAACGGCCAAGCCAGGCACCCAGCGTGTACGCCAGGAAGCCAAGTCCCATCTGCTCGATGCCAGTACCCCACGACGTGGTTTTGTCAACCTGGCCAAGCATGTGGGGCGGAATGCCAAACACCATGGCAACGTCTAGGTTCTGAGCAGCGCGAGTGCCGAGGAACTGTGCATCTTCCGGCGAGATCGAAATGGGCTTCCACTTCGCTCCGCCAGACAGCACACCGACCGTGTGTGAGTTCTTGAGTCCGCTGTGAGAGGCGGAGAAATTCTCCTTGATCCGGCGTGCGCGGTCGATGTCTAGGTCGGCTTCGATCTCGACAACGCCAGTCATGTGCGCGCCTTCGCCAAAGAAGCGGGCGCCGAATTCCTCAGCGGCGAGACCCAGACCGATGGCCTGTCGCGCGTAGCTGATCACGCTGAGACCCGTGGGCGATTCGGGGTAACCCATGCCCATGATGTGCACGACGTTGTCAGCGTTGACGGTCTGGCGGTCAATCTCGTACTTCCGGCGCCCGAACTCGTCAAACTCACAGCGCACCCGATCGGGGTGAATGACCATGAGTCGAGTCGGACGACCGTAACTGTCCTTCGAGAGAATCAGGCAGTACGCGTTACCGCGCAGCAGCAACGACACCATCATCTGAACGAAACCCTGGCGCCTTGTGGGCAGACCAGGGGTAGACGCTCCGCCAAACGGGTCAGCGACGATGGCAGGCGGAGGCTCGATGGTCTTCCGCAACTCGCCATCAGCCTTGACAGCATCGAAGGGAAGGCCAGAAACGGCGTCAGACAGCAGCCGGACGCAGGCAGCAACCGCAACCATCTGCATGGCCGTTTCGTCCGTCACAGGGACACCTGAGGCTGTGTACGCCGCAAGACTGCCGTTGCTAGGGATGGTCCAAGGGTCGCCAGCACCAGACGGCGCATAGAAACGCTTCGTAGTGGTGGCAGCGCGCTTTAGCAGGCTCATTACTTGTCCACCACCACAGCGCTAATGACGATGAGTCCCACACCAGCCAGCGCAAGGCCAAGAACGGTGTTGAACTCCCAACCGGCGCCCACCAGGCAACCGACGCCGAAAACATCGGCAATTTCGCCTATCAGGCGCCGACTGAACTTCATTGATCCGTCCTTATAGGTCCGCCCAACTGAAGAATTGGGGTTCGGGGATAACCTCCGCCTCTTGGCAAGCACGCTCCATC